CAGGGTGCCCCTTTGCCGAACACGCAGTTGCCAAATGAAACAATTATGTAGCGTTTGGTACTAGGAGTAGAGCAACCGCAGAAGGAGGACTCTATGAGTAATATTGAAAACACCGTTGAAAGCGTAACTGACACACCCGTTGATGGGCAAGTTGATGCTAACGCCGAGATTGGTGAAGCCTTAGAGGCTGAACCTAGAGAGTATTTCGCTTGGGACGAATACGCTGACAAGCCCGTCAAGTTAACTGTTGATGGCGAAGAAATCGAGGTTCCGTTATCTGAGGCGTTGAGCGGTTACCAACGTCAAGCGGACTATACCCGTAAGACGCAGGAACTTGCTGAACAACGAAGACAGGTGCAATTTGCGGCTGCTTTGCAAGAGGCTTTGCAAAACGACCCGGCTAGCACTGTGGAACTGCTGTCGCAACATTATGGGGTTAACCAGCAACCAACTTCCGAAGAGGAAGAGTTTTTGGACCCAGTGGAAAAGCAGTACCGCCAACTTGAGTCTCGGATTCAGGCATTTGAGCAAGAAAAGGCAATGCGTGAGTTGGAGAATCAGATTGAGTCTTTGTCACGGAGATACGGAGAACTTTTTGATGCCAACGAGGTCGTAGCGAAAGCGTTGGCAACGGGAAGCACGAATCTTGAAGCAACCTACAAACAGATTGCGTTTGACCGTTTGTTTGAACAATCTAAACCCAAAGGAGAAACGAAAGTGAAACCGACTGAGGAGAAGATTGTTGAAGCGAAACGGGAAGCCGCAGTGGTGTCTAAGGGGGCTTCTGCGAAGAGTGCCGATGTGTCTTCTAAACCTATTCGGAGCGTTCGTGATGCCTTTGAATCTGCCAAACGGCAGTTAGAGGGCTAACACAATTTCAACTAAGGAGTAATTCATCATGGCAGGTAACACCAACTTTGATGCGCTGCTTTCAACAACGCTTGCGAACTATCGTTCACAACTGACGGACAACGTGTTCACTGCACGTCCGCTGACCTACTTCCTCATGGATAAGGGTCGCATCCGCATGTTGAACGGTGGTACCAAGATTGTTGAGCCGCTCATCTACGGACAGAACAGCACGGTTGCGTCGTACAGTGGTTACGACACGATTTCGCTGACGGCCCAAGAGGGCATCTCGGCTGCTGAGTACGAGTGGAAGCAGTACGCTGCGTCCATCGCAATCAGCGGTATTGAGGAAGGCAAGAACAACGGCGAGCAGGAAATCATCAACCTGCTGGAAGCCAAAATCATGCAGGCTGAAGAGTCAATGCGTGAAGGCTTCAACCAGATGTTCTTCGCTGACGGAACCGGTAACTCGGGCAAGGACTGGAACGGACTCGGCAACATCGTCGAGGCTTCGGGAACGGTCGGCGGTATCAACCGTGCAACGGCTGGTAACGAGTTCTGGCGTTCGTACGAGGAGAACACCGCTGAGGCTCTCAGCCTTGCGAAGATGGCTACGGCGTACAACAGCGTGTCGGTTGGTAATGACCACCCAGACATGGTGCTGACAACCCAAACCCTCTTTGAAAAGTATGAGGCTCTGTTGCAGCCGCAACTTCGTTACACCGACACCAAGACTGCAGATGCTGGTTTCCAGAACCTGCTGTTCAAGGCTGCCCCGGTTGTGTACGATGTTCACTGCACCGCTGGTGTCGTGTACTTCCTCAACAGCAAGTATCTGAGCCTTGTCGGTCACTCCGGCAAGTGGTTCGCTCAGACGGAATTTGTCCGTCCAGAGAACCTTGATGCTCGTTATGCGCTCATCATGTGCTACGGCAACCTCACTTGCCGTAACGCTGCTAAGCAGGGCAAACTCACGGCGAAGACTGCCTGAGTTTAAATTTTGGGTGGCGGGGGTGTGAAAACCCCTGCCACCCAAAGTTAACAACAACAAGAAGGAGAATGTTATGCCGAAGGTCGGAAAGAAAGAGTTTCCTTACACCGCTAAGGGTAAGGCTATGGCGAAGGCTGAAGCCAAAAAGCGTGGTGTTCAGGTAAAGAACCAGAAGGAAAAGAAGAAGAAGTATTAATTTTTATTGGTTCCACCTCGGCGCCCACCTCCCTTCCGTCGGGGTGGAACTATAAAAGGAGCAAATGATGGCAAAGAAGCGTAGTGTTTCAACAAGTCGTGCAGACCGCACTGACGACAAGCGCAAGCGTGATGCAAATAAGGCTGAGAGCAAGCGCAATTCCAAAAAGCGTGACCTCGCAATTGCTGCTGCTGGTGGCGCTGGTGCACTGGCTGCCAAAACCGCTCGCAGTAAAGTAAAACTTTACAATTACAACCAAAAAACTGCCGTAAATGCAATAATGAAAGAACGTCCAAATCTCAACCGACAGGAAGTTGTGCGTGATTACCGCAAAACTTCTGCCAAACTTGCCATGCAAAACAAGATTACAACCGGCAAGAATGCTGAACCTCGTCCGTTTGAGAAAAAGGGTTCTTCGTTTACCGTGAAGCCAGCAAGTAGGGTGCCAAAAAAATCTCTTTATGGACGTATTACTGGTGGAGGTGCTGCCCCGGGACGTGGGATGGGACAGGGTGGCTCTGGAGGCGGAGGCTTCCTTAAGCGAAGTAAGTAATAAAAGGGGCTAAGGATGATGAAAGGTTCTAAACCCGCCCACGCCCTGTACGGTCAACCCGTTCAGGGTTACCGTCCAGCCCATCAAGGGGTGGAAGGTGCACGTCTACAGGCGGGTGGGGGTGAATACACGGGTCGTAACCGCTGTGTGGCGGAAAACGACACCTGCGAAGGTCCCAAGGCGAAGGGTACCTCTTATTGCATTGGTCATCTGCGGAAGGCTGCCAAGGGCGGTGATGTTGGATGAATCTTGCTGACGTTCGCACGATGGTGCGAGACATCTCTGATTTGGACACGGTAGACCTGCCGAACAGTCTGTTGGACACGTTCGTCAAGGAAGCGTTTCAACGTATTGTTTCTTTGGAACGTCGCTGGCCGTTCTATCAGGAGACGTACACAGTGAATACTGTTGTTGGTCAGCGTCCGTACACGATTTCTTCGATTGGTGACATTCGGGAAATTATCTCGATTGTGGATACGACGGCGTCTGGTAACAGGTTTACTGAGATTGCGTACGATGACGCTGAGGACATTTGGTTGGGGAATACGGATGTGGCGAGCCGCCCGTATTTTTGGGCGGTGTGGGATGGTCAGATTCATTTGTATCCGAAGCCTGATGCGGTGTATCCGTTGACGGTTCGTGCGTATCGTAATCCGACGTACACGTGGTTGTCTAATACTGCTACTGAGATTGATTTGGATGATTGGTTTCATGTGTTGTTGGCGTATTATGCCTTGGCTCGGGTGTATCAACGTCAAGAGGATAATGAGATGGCGATGATGTATCAACGCTCTTTTGAGGAGGGTGTTGCTATGGCTCGTCGTGATTTGATGAAGGCTCGTTCGCATCGTCCGTTGTTGTTGTCGGGTGGTAGGAAGTATCCAACTATGCGTCGCTGGTTGCAGACGCTTGGAGAGACTCTTGGGTCATGAGCAAGTTGTTGACGCAGCGTTACGACGATTTTACGGGCGGGTTGAATCTTCGGGCTGACCAGTTTCAGTTGGCGAAGAATGAGTCGCCTGACATGTTGAATGTTGAGGTTGACCCTCGTGGTGGTGTGTTTAGCCGTGGTGGTATGCACAGGTTGAATACGACTGCTGTGTCGGGTACGTGGAGTCCGCAATCGTTGTATCCGTTTTATGGTGACTCATCTCGTTTGATGTTGGCGAACGCCAACAATGTGTTTTGGTTGTCTTCGGATACGTTTAACAAGTTGGAGTTTTCGGCTGGTAATCCGATTGTGTCCGACCAGCCGCACGGTGCCAGTATGTATGCGTGGGGTGACACGCTGCATATTGTGACTGGTGCTTCTGCAACTAAGGTTGCGTACAAGTGGAAGACTGGTGACACGTATGCTACTGCGTTGAATGCGAACGGTCCAACTTGGCAGCCGTACAACAACCCAATTGGAACGTATATGCCAAGGGCTGACCATGTTATTACGCACGCAAACAAGGTGTTTGTTGCGCACACGTATGAGGATGGTGTTGAGCATCCGAATCGTTTGCGTTGGTCGCATGAAGGTTTGCCGAACGATTTTATGGAAGATGACTATTTGGATTTCAACGGTGGCGGTTTGGGTATTCGTGGTCTTGCGATTGTTGCTGGTCAGTTGGTTATTTTTAAGCCGAACGGCATCTATTTGTTGATTGGTAACTCGTCTGACAACTTTGAGGTTGTTGAGTTGTCAACGAACCTTGGCACCAACAGTGTTCACAGTATGGCTCAGTCTGATACTGGCGTGTATTTTTATTCTAATCCTGAGGGAATGTTTTTTTATGATGGGACTCGGGTTGTTGACATTTTTGAGCCGTTGCGTCCACTTGTGGACGAACGGAAGTTGTCTACTGCTTCTACGGAACCGTATTCGGTTTCGTACGCAGGTAGGCGTGTTTGGATTGCGTTGCCGTACGATTTGAACAACACGGCCACGTTGCCGACACGTAACTATGTGTTTGACCCGTCCATTGGGGTTAATGGAGCATACATTCAGTTTGCGACACATGATGGCTACGGTTTGGTGGGTGGAACCGACTGGACGCAGGACGATGGTACGAACCATCGTGTGTTGTTGCATCCTGTTCAGCCTCGTGCTGTGAAGGTTGATTTGTTTTTGGAGCAGCAAGACAACATTACTGGAACTGCAGCAAATTTCACTTCGTATTATCGCACTGGTTGGGTTGACGGCAATTCGTATTCGCAGAAGAAGGTGTTTCGTCGCCCGGACATTGTGTTTAAGCAGGTGGATTCGCAGCGGATTGTGGGTGTGAAGGTTTTCCACAATTATGAGGAGGCTTCTGGTTCGGAGCGTAAGCAGTTTGAGATGTCGTTGTTGGGTCAAGGTTCTGGTGCTGTGTGGGGCACGGATTTGTGGGGGACTGGGTTGTGGGGGCAGGAAGCCGAGGGTGTTGCTGTTCGTTCTGGTCGTAATCTTGGTTTGGCTCGCAGTGTCCAGTTGTTGTTGACTGGTCCGCAGGCTGGCAACTGGGGTTTTGATTCTATTACTTACAAGTACAACAACCGAAAGGTGACTGGCTGATGCCTGTATCTATTCCTTATTCTTTTACTAACGGTACGGTTATTGAGTCTGCTGAGATGAACAGCAACTTCACTGCGGTGAAGAACTTTGTTGATGGTTTGGCTAACGGTACGAACATTGAAGCGAATGCTGTTACGACAGCAAAGATTGCTTCTTCTGCTATTACGACGGCGAAAATTGCTGATGCTGCGGTTACTGCACAAAAGTTGGACCCGTCTGTGGCGGGTCAACTTGCTGCTGGTGATTCGGCTGCTGTGGTGTTGGGGTCGCAGGTGTTTTCGTGATTAATCCTTGGACTTCTCCTATCATCAACACGTTCACAACCGATGATGCTGCCCGTTTGCAGCAGGTGTTTATGTCGTTGTCTAAGGAGTTGGCTGATATTCGTAAGGAGATTCAGGATTTGAAGCGTCTTGTGTCTTCTATGGACAGGAGCGGGTATGGCTTACGACCCTAGTTTGTTTGAGTCACGTCGCCGTGGGTACACGGAGAATTATGGTGCTACTGCGGCTGCTAGTCAGTATGCTCGCACGTTGGCTCAGCAGCGTGG